ATTATATACAAACCCGGTATTTTTTGTAGAGTATAAGAAATTATATGGTTGTAATGCAGGGTTTGAAAATTTTGTATACCCGTTTTGAGCCATAAAATTGGTTAATACACTTCCAACCGCTTCAGTGGTGATAGGTGCTTTGTTGTATTGATAACTTGGTACAAACCCACCAGCTCCGTTATTTTTTAAAACTCCAGATCCTGGAGCACCATTTAAAAAACTAGTATTATTACTTGCACCACCAGCTCCTGGGTTGTTTAAAGGTGACGTACCTGCATTGTTTCCAAATTGATAACCAACTGTTGCTGGTCCTTGTAGACCTAGAGAATTTAATGCAGCAATTGCTACATTTTGACCTGCAGACCCTGCTTGAGCTAAAGCTGTTTGGGCGGCTCCTGGTAAACTATTGTATAATGTACCGCCGTTATTAATAACACCGTAAATAGAGTTAGCAATATTTGAAACGTTACTGTTTAGTAATATTCTCTTTTCAGTAATTTGTATTGCTGGTACATCTTGTCTTGCTGTATAAGAGCCGCCTTTAGGTGACACGGTCCAATCAAAATCATTAACAATATCTATAGGAGGATAACTGACATCAATACCTTGATATGTATCTACCGGTAAAAATTGATTCATCTGTGATGAATTACCAGGTGATCTACCTTTAGCATTTGTTCGATATAAAACGGGTAACGTGTTATTGGTAGTAGATGTAAGATACCATAAGTGACCTTTGTTACTGATAGGGTTTGCATTTACATGTAACGTATCTAAAGGTACTATGTCGTTAGCCATATGTTTATTTAATTACTAGTTAACTTACTCCTTGTAGTGTCCTTAAGTCACCAAAATTTGAATTGTTTGATGAGTTATTGTATGTGGAGTATGTTATATCAACATTGGGTTTGTAGTTAGCTTTTATCTGTGCTAAATGTTTATTACTGGATTGTAAAATGTCTATTTGTTGCTGCAATAAATCGTTTGTAGCTTTTGTTAAGTTTTTTAGTATTGTGTTATTTTCATTAGCAAGTTTATAGTTTTTATCAAAAAACTTATCTAATGGGCCACCTGGTTGAAAACCAACTGTAGTATCATTGTTAGCGGGTTGAATAATTTTGCCATCTGGTGTTTTAATAAAATCTTTTGCTTTTATTGTATTTTTATTTTCTAACTTATTCTGATCTGTCTGTAATGATTGTATTTCTTTTTGAATATCATCTTCAGAAAAATCTTCATCCTTAAAATCTTTACCGTACATTAAACTAGAATAAGCTTTTAACTGCAATAAAGCATTTTTTCTTAAAACTTGTGCTTTAGCTTTTAAATCTACTGTACTATCTAATTCTTTTTTAACCTGTTCTGGTGTTTTAGATGGATGCATTCCAATTAAAGGATCCAACTTATCCATAATATAGTCTTTCCAACTACCTAACATGTTTTCTGGTGTAATTGATACACTACCATCTGCATTTATAGTAATTAATTCACTCATAAATCCTGGTAATAGGTTTTTTAATCCTTTTAACACTTTACGGTAAACTTCTTTTGACCAGTTTGTAATTTGTCCTACCCAATCCCTTGTAGTGACCTCTTCTTCCCCTTTTTCATTTGTTCTGGTCGTAAAAACTAATGCATTAACTAAATCTAAACCTATACTAATTGCAGTTCCAATACCTGGAAACAAACCAGATATACCAGAAGCAATGTTCATCATAGCTTGCACCCACCCACTTGTTGTTTTACTACCACTTGCAAAGAATAAAGCAGCAGCTCCAAAGTTTAATAATGTACCTATAACAGGCAATGCCCTTAACATAGGATTAGCTCTTAATACTTCTGCTGTAACTTTACCGGTAGTTGTCCCTGCTTTAAGAAAAGATGAAAATATTAATCTAGTGCTCTTTAGCATTGAAGCTAAAAGATTACCTCCAACATTTTTTGGTACAGTTTCGGTACCATACTTTCGTTCAATTAAAGATTCCACTATATTCATACCACCATATAGTTTTATTTGCGTTGACATTGGTACGCCAAACAATCCAACTATACCTTGTATCATGTTATTAATACCAGATATGCCATTACCTTTTTGAAAGTCTTCATAAGCATCCCAAAAAGATAATACTGGTCCAATAACTGGTAATGAATGTAGTACTGGTTGTATTATACCATAACCTAATTTCCAAGCATCTTTTTTTAGCGACTTCATGTCGCCTTTTTTCCAATCTTCTATTAATTTACCAAAATCTCCTTTTAATATACCAGATATAAGCCCACCTAAACCTGCAATAACCCCTAATACTGCTAATATACCAGGGCCAAATAATTTACTAAGCCAAGACCAAGCCCCAGCTTTTTGTTCTTGCATTACTTGTTTTTCTTGAGGTTGGCTTTTTTTAAATGCTCTAGATAATTCATCATCTGCTTTTCTACCAAAGCTAGAAATAATAACTTCTTGTTGCTTTTGAACTATTTGTTCTGGTTTTCTATCCCGTTCATCTTTTTCCTTCTGTCTTTCCGAACTATCTTGCTGCAAAGAAATTAATTTTTGTAAATTATCGTTTGTTTTTTTACTTTGATCCGCAGGTTCATTACCTGTTTTAGTTATCTTATCTACTGTACTTGGTTTATCTTTCTTTTCACATACACAGGTAGATATTTTAGTCAGCAATGATATTGCACGATCTAAACTACGCTCAGTATAATCTGCCATTTAAATATTTAATGGCACAGCTATACTACAAAAAAGTTTGGTACAATGTCTATATAAACGTTAGTGTTAGGAACTCGTGTAAATTCCTTTTCTAAATCTCTTAATTTGTTAATTTGCTCAATTACACCTGTAAATTCTGATGTATCTATTGATTCTATTAGATCAATACCTTGAGCAATATCGTCTTTAAGTTGTAATTGACTACCAGTTGTTTTTACTTCTATTTTATCAATAAACTTAAAAATTTCATATGAATACAAGTCGCTAATTAATGTTTTTAACTTAGTACTTCTAGAGGTTTCATCTTTATACTTACGTAATAAAATGTTATTAATTCTATTATCGTATTCTATTGTAGGTGGCTTAATGTAAATTCTAAAACTAGTAGATTCTATAACTGTAGCTGTAAATCTATTAGTATTTAAAGTGTTGTTATCTAATACTGCTTTTAAGCTGTAATCTACATCATCAACATTAATAGGGTCTTTTAATTTAGCTCTTAATGCTAATGCAAAATTAACTCTATCTACTGTATCAAAATTACTTAACTTATCGTTCAAATTTTCTTCTAAAATTTTCGTAAACGTAGTGTTAAAAAACAATACAGAAAGATTAGAATCTACTGCTGACTCAATGATAGTCTTTTGTTGTGCTAAAGTAAGGGATTTTAACTCCACGTTTTTATTTTGTGAAGGTGCAAATACCGTGATGCCAGTTTTTATCTTCTTTATTTCTGACAGGACATCATTAAAATTATTACTCATATAGTATTTTAAGCTTGGTTACCAGGTTTACCACCTTCTGGTGCACTCTTTTCTTTCATTTCTTTTGCGTACTTGGTAAGCATGATTTTAGATTCCGGGTAAGTAATAGTTGCTAAATCTACACTATTCATGTTTAAGTGTCTTCTCAAATTATACTCCAAGTCCATAACAGTTTCTATTTTTTCATCAAATATAAACTTAAGAAAAAATAAAAATGACGGATCAAATAAATTTAATTGAAAATCTCCTAAAGCTGGAATGGTTAAGTTAAAACTTTTACAGTTTTCTATGATGGCTTTATAAACATCTAATAAAGGTATACTCGGTAAACTGTTTAATAATAATACTTTTTGTTCTTTAGTAAACCCTTCAACATCAATATTCTTTTCTTCTACTTTCAATGAAATTAAACTACTAACAATACAATCTACAACATCATTTTCATTAATAATAAAATCACACGGTAACCCAAAAGTTAAAACCATATTATCATAAGTGTAGTCTAGAGGTTTTTTATCGTATGATAGTTTAGATAATAGAAAGCTAGTATCTAAATTTATAGCTTTATTATCGTAATTAACTTTTACTTCTTTGCCTAACGTTAGTGCACGGATATTAATTAGTAAAACAATTTTTTCAAGTATGTTTAAGGGAACTTGTTCCAATATACAACAATTTAAAATTTTATTAAATGTGTTATTAATTTCTTTAGCGTTGTTTTGACTAAAGAACGATTTACATATATCTTTATATTCGTAAAAAGATAGCTCTCTTAACTTTATTGTTTTGTTGTTCAAAACAATAGGAAATGAAAATTTAAAACTCATCTCTGTAATGGTGATATTCTAGGAATGTTCCCTTTACCTATTGCAGAAATAATATCCGGTAAAGGTATATATAAATTGTCTTCTACAGTGTATCTATTATATAAAAAGGGAACATCATATGATTCAACAGCTTCTTCATCATAAGATAAATTGCGTGTATCAACTGATAAGGGAACACAATCAAAATATTTCCACACTTTTCTAGGAATTTGAGACACGTTTTGATATGTTCTTGAATATTGAAAAATTGTTATGTTAGTTTTAATACTAAACTCTGGAGATCTTGCTATATAACCCTTGTGAGCAGCTAATATAACCCAAGGTCTCATTATCATATCAGTAAATGACGTATTAGTTTCTCTGAATCTTAAAGTTAAATTGTTACTAGCAAAAGCCTCTCTACTTTCTAAAACACCACCTTGTATAAATCCTCTATTATTATTACTAATTTGTGCAAAACCGGCTCCTAAAGTTTCAGTAGGTATACTAGCTCCATCTAAAAATATACACCCAACAGCTTTTTGTAACGGTGCGTTTGTAAGAGCTGTAACTGCGTTGTCTATATCAAAACCATGTTTATCACCGTTTGGATTTTCTAAACTTTGCATCACTAGTGTGTTTAATGATTGAGGAAAACTTTCAAATACTGCAATGAATTGCGTTCTTAGTGGAATGGTTGCTACCCACGATTCCATTGTCGTTAAAAAGTAATCTCTAAAACTTATTAATGGTATACCAGGAACTGCTACATTGGAAACAATTGTGCTCGGTGCAGCTAATGTTCCAGGTGCACTTACTCCACCAACTGTAGCTAATGCTGTCGTTGCATTTCCTAGTGCGTTAAAAATACTACCTGCCATTCAAATATTTAATCATAAAAAACGCCGTACAACTAAGTACGGCGTTACTATATTTTAATGTTTATATTATTAACCGGTTTTGCGCCAGTAATGATAAGCTAAGGTAACATCAAAGTTTTGAATTTCACCGGTAGAGGTTATGTCATAAGCTAGAGCAGCAACTTCTCTAATACTAACACCAACTAATTGGTATTTAGCAATCTTGTTTAGTTGTTTATCTAACTGTATTAAATCAATTACAGCTGTTGCTTTTGGTGTAAAATAATTACCTGTGCTTGTTGCATCGTTAAAGGTATCATTTACTACAGCTAAGAATTTTTCTCTTATTTTTTGTGCAGCGTCAGCGTAAAAATTAATAACATATGCTTCACTGTTTGGATATTGAGCAATACCGGGAACATTAAAGTTAAGTCCCATATATGGCACAGCATTGTTAGTGATTGTCTTAGCAGGCAAACTAGCTGTTCTGGCATATACTAAATCATTTTCTGTAACAACTTGAGTGCTGCCATCACCGAAGTTAATGTTAAGCACTCTGAACAAATTGCTACGTGAAAAGTCATTAGTTTGTGCCTGTGTGTAGAAGTCTTGTATTGTTTGATGTACGTCTGCCATATTATTATTTAGTTATCCTAGTATCAATTGCTGGTTTACTGGAAGGGTTTTACTGTCTAATAAAACGTTCTTAACTTGAATGTCGCTTTTACCATACCACACATTGTTAATCAAATAACCAACTGAGGTTACCTCTTGGATAACCCCAGATCGTTCATTATTATCAAATGATGTGGTAAAGTATACCGTTTGTCCTTTTGTCATATATTGTATTAAGCTGTACCGCCTACTAATTCACTGAAGTTTTGACTTGTACGGGTTGCGTAGAAGTTGACTAATATGAATTCTGCCGTTCTAACTGGCTTTAAGTAGATGTCTACAACTAATTCATTTTGATCAATAACGTTAGGTGTATTATTACGTTCATCACAGACGATTAGGTAATCATATAAACCTTCAGTGTTTTTAGCATTTTCAAATAAAGGTGTTAATGTATTGACAACTCTTGTTCTTGTTAGAACTGTGTTTGGTTCAAATACAAAATACTTTACTGTAGCTGCAGTAGCTTTTTCAAGATTTAAGAATAAACGTCTTACGTTAATTCTATCAAATGCACTTGGTTGTGTTAACATCGTCTTTTGACCGTAAATTACGAAACCTTCACCTGGGAAGAACGCAACTGGGTTAACAGAAATGTTATACAATTGATCTCTTTGCTTTTGTTTTGGATAAAGTGCTAAGTCAGTAATACCTGTACCTGTCAAATTACCTCTTGTAAAGCCTGCTGGTGCAATCCAAGGAGCTGTAGCTGTATCGGTGTTTGCCATTGCAGCTGCAGCAAATCCAGAGAATGGAGCCCACATAAAGTTACCAATGCTATCATCATATACTTTAGCCCATGTACCGTAGTTACAAGCATAACTTGTATTGTATGGTGAAACGATGTTTTCAATAGGATTGAAAACATTTAGTGCAAAATTATTGTTCGGGTTACTTAACGTTAAGTAGTTTTGACCCTGTACAAATATATTTCTTGGTAAGTCAGCAATGTATAAATGATCTTTTCTAGCAAGGCCTGCAAATGAAGAGAACTTACTAAAAATAACACCCCAACTTGCAGCATAAGCTGCACCGTCTGGTGCCATGTCTGCAAAATTGTTTGTATACATACCACTTACTGCATTAACAACAATTGAATCATCAAAATATATTCTAGTAGATGATAATGATGGTTGTGTTTGGAACCAAGTGCTGTTTGCAAATATTGTTGAAATACCACCATCAACTGTAATATCAATATTGAACAATTCAGTATTTTCAGCTATATCAAACAACCTGTCAAGTTTAGCAGGAATGTTACCTAAATCTTTTGTTGCAACACTTGTATTGCGGTATGCACCGACAGTAAATATACTATCAACTTCACCTAAGTAGGTATCTAAGTTTAATAAACTACCAGATAGAGCATTAAACTGAGCAGGCGCTGTAGATGGGTTAGTAATACCATATTGAGCAGATAAGTTTTGTAGTAATGTCATTGGGTTTCTATAACCCTGTGTTACTGTTCTTACCATGTTAGAAGGATTACCGTAACTATCTAACCACGTTTGTGTCGTAGCATGTGAAATATATGGATTTACAAATACTTGAATGTTTGGTGAAGCTTTTGTTTCGTTTGTAACAAATAAACTTAAAGGAGCGCCACCGTTTGGATTATTAACTTGTCTCCAATAATCTAATGAACCAGCGTAACTTTCTACTAATGTATAAGCTAACTGTGTTGTTGTTGGGTTAAATGAAGATTGTGTTAATTTAAACAATCCAAATATTAAAGTATCATTAAATGTATAAGCAACTTGTGGTGCACCGTTCCAATAATTTGTACCATCAGGTGCAATTGTTGTCACGTTAATTGATGGTGATGTTTCTAACACATAAGAAATACTTGTGCCTTGATTTCCTATTGTATTAGATATTGACGTGACTTGCGACGTTGATTGATTTTGTGATAATGAGGATAATGGGAACGCTAAACTTGCTTGCGGTACTGAAACGTAGTTTTGTGTGTAGAATGCACTTTGTGATAAAGTGAATACATTTAAAACGTCAACAAAGTTAGTAGATGGTCCGATATTTGAATTATCTGCAATACCTAAATAGTAACCTTCAAACTGATTATTAACAATTGTCTGAGCATTATTTAAAACAACAATACCACCGTAACCAAATTGGGATACTGAATTGATTTGACTACCAGGTAAAGCTGTGTTTTGCCAATTAATACCGTTACCGCCTTGTATGGAAGCGTAATCAGATTCAGTCAGTTCAAAATGAACTGGTTTACCAACAATATACATTACGTTGGCTGAAGCTGCATTTAATGTTGTAAAACCTTTTCCGTAACTACCACCATAAGGCCCAGGAATATTATTAATATTACCACCATTATTGTTATAGTTTATATCTACTGCGGTTACTGGATAAACTAAAGCACCGTAATTAGAACCAAAATTTGTTCCTAACCCGCCACCATATGGCAATCTATATGCATTAACAATTGCTTGTGTGTTGAAAAGAGGTGCTGCTGTGTTATAAAAATATCTTTCTGCTGCATTGGTAGGCTGACCAAAAATATTTTGCCATTCTGATAAACTCGTAACCGTAACGATTTCATCGGTAGGTCCTTGAGGAGCAAAGCCTGCTACTAAAACGCTTGTACCAGTTGGTATATTTGCTGTTTGTGAATAATCGGTTTCGGTAATTTGAACACCTGGAGACGTAATTGTGAGAGCCATATCTATTATTTATATTTCTTGGAACTACTTTTTATACTAGTTCAGCAAAGAATTGCGAGAACGCAAACTCGAAAGTAGTTTCCATCTCACCAGGCTCTCTGTAGTTATAGTCTATATTACCTAAAGAAACTGGAAATGCTTTTGTGTATGTAAATTTTATTACATTATTGTCAAATTCATCTTTACCATATAAGGTAAAGCTGGTTTGATATGCCTGTGGTTGTAAAATAGGATTAAGATTAGGCCCATTTAAAATTGCTCCATCAGGAACTACATTGTTTTGATCATATGTTGATAGATATTGATCGTTTAAAAGATTTAACCAAGTGTATAATACCCAATAATTGTTAAATTGATTATCTACAGTAAAATTCACTGTAATGTTATCATAAGGTGGTCTAGAATTAGAGGAAACTTTATAATTTTGACCTGAATACCCAGCTATAACTTCAGGTACTTGTATTTGCGGCACAACATTACCGTAAACTGAAAATTGTAAAGTGTTTTGATTTATTAAATTTGTACTTCTACTAGATAGGTCGTTAGTATTAATGTTCCTTAAAATTGGAGGCAAATTTAACACAAGTAAAAATTTATCTTTTCTACTTTTGTTTAATTGAGATTGTTGAATTATTGGTTGATCTGCCATTAGAAAAGAGGTTTGAATCCTTTTGCTAATAAGGACTCCATTTCATCTTCCCCTTGTGATTTATCTGATAATAAAGATGGCATTGCAGAAGCTGAACCATCCTTATCATTATATAAAGAACTCGGGTTAGTAAAATATTTAATACCGTAATCGTGTTGCTTAAGCATTAGCGGCCTGTTGTTTGAATCAACTTGCACTATTTCAAAGTGTTTATCTACTAGAACCCTGTCTAATATAATAAGAGCCCAAACTAAACTCATAACTCTATCATCATGATAACCAGCTCCTTTTTTAGCAGACCAAGTACCATTAGAATGTCTTACAAACGATTTAAACTCTTTTAATAATGCCATATCTCTTACTTGTACTACCTCTAACTGATTAACCCAATAACGCATATTAGTAATGCCAGTATATTTTGTGTTGGTATGCACTACTATCCCTAATTGATCTCTATCTCTACCTGCAGCAGCTGCGCCCCAAGATACTATATTATCATATTCATAGTGTGATCTTAAATTGTCTACAACTTGAGCACCACAATTATTTCTTTCTATGCAAACTAAAGGTTTTCCCCATTGTGTTAGTATTTCATTTAACTTACCAGTGAAGTTTACAGGTGATATACCATTGTTATGATAACAAGCTACTTGTTTTATGCTTGTCAAATCTGTTATATCTAATATTTGTATAACGGTGGCATCTTTATCTACACCTTCACTTATATCCACCCCTGCAACGTATGTTTTGTTATCTTGGGGCTCGTCCCAAATTTGATAATGTCCTTCCTCCATTACATATTTTGGTTGTTTTACATAAACTGATAAACGTTCAAACAACTCATCATTAATAGAACTATCACCTGAATCGAGGAACTCGCAATTAAACTCTTGATTAAAAGCATCTAAACTACCAATAGTAGCAATTGTTTCTTGTCTCCACTTATCATCTCTACCTGGAATTTCATTCCATAAAATCTTATCACATGCCCACCCATTTTTTTGGTTTTCTGCTCCTGTATATAAGTTATAGAACAAATTACCTGTTCCGTTAGCAGTAGATGCTATAAAAATTTTAGATTTTTTAGATGATGAAACAATTGGATAAACTGATTTCCAAAATTCATCAACTAAATGTGATTCAATAAACGCTAACTCATCTAATATAAGACAGTTAATAGATTGACCTCTTGCTGCAGTACCTGTCGTGGTAGATATACCTATTCTACACCCGTTTGCTAAAGACATGGACGTTTTTCCATATTCTTTCACCCCAGGCTTTAACCAATTTGGTAATTCCTCATATGCTAATCTAATTCTTCTAAAGATTTCAATAGCAGTACCTTCTTTATTAGCTACAATTAATATAGACTGGTCTTTTTGAAAGCATGCAACCCATAATGCATAGATTGTCATTAAAGTTGTTTTACCTATCTGTCTACTAGCAAGCAATATAAAGAATCTGTTATCACGCATTTTACGTAACACTCTTTTTTGACATAAATGAAGATCAATTGTCTGTTTTCCTTCGTCTAGTGATACTATATAGAAGAAGTTTTCAGCAAAGTAGAGTATGTTTACGGCGCACTTCTTTAAATCCGCCAACATACTTGGTGTATACTCAAATTCCGAGTCTACAGCTGGTAGATTCGGGTTATTCAGATAGTTCTGTTTGTTTTTAAGCACGGGCGATATAAATATTTAACATATTATGGCACATAATCTATTAGAGATCTGGGACGCTTATACTACTAAAGTCCTTACTGAGAAAACACTTCCAAAAGAAACTGCTAAGTTTGGAAAGAAGCCAGGCAAAGGTCCTGTCCAGTTAAACAACCCTAAAGCCGGCGACATTGCACACAAAGACACATCAGGTCCAGACGTAACTGGTAACTTTGATGGTCCAGCGTTTAATAGAAAAATTGATGACCTCAAGACTATGTCACCAAAAGATAAAGCTGACAGACCTTATGTTGCAGCTTTAAACGTTTTTGATGTAGAAGAAAAATTTGACAAAGATATGGAAAAAACAAGAAGCACACTAATAAATAATAATATGAAATCTACTTTTAATCAGTTATTTGAAGAAGTTATGGGAAGTGAAGACCAAGCAGATCTAGACGCTCTTGGTGTTACAACAGATGCCGGCCACGGTGGTGAAGAAGGCGCAGAAATTACAATTAAATTGTCACCTGAGCATGTTGAGTGCTTAAAAGCAATTTTAGCTCAAGTTGAAGAGCATGGTGGTCATGAAGATCACATGGAAGGTGAAACAGATTTAGGAGATGAAACAGCAGATAGTGATGAAGCATCAGATGAAGATGAAGAAAACAACGCAGAAGAGGATTCAGAAGAAGATACAGAAGATGATAAGACAATGAAAGAATCTTCTGGTGTTCAATATAAAGTAACAAAACCTGAACCAGATGGTAAAGATGTTCCAGATAATGCTGGTTTACAGATGATTAGCAAAGGAAAGTTTACAGTTGGTGATGAAACCAAGAAACAGATGAAAGCAGGCGCTAAGAAAGCCGATTACTCAGGTTTCAAAGCTAAGATTGACGCTGATGGATCAGAAGTACCTGATAGTGCAGGTCTTGACCTGACAAAGACAGGTGCTACATCAAACGTACCAAAGAGCAAGATTAAAGCAGGTGCTAATGCTTTTGGTATTGGTTAATATTAAAAAGTAGATTCAAATTGAAGCCGCTCGCAAGAGCGGCTTTCTTTTTGATTAAATAATATTATGCTGTTTAAGGAGTTTTATAAAGCCCAGTTAAGTATGAATGGTGTTAAAAAACATCATACCAAACCTTTATTAGGTAGCACTGACGGTAATAAAAAACATTTAAACATGGTAGCACAGAGATATAAAAAAGATAACTCTAAGAACCAAAAAATAGAACATTTAAAAACAAGACCTGGAAGATTTCATTGTGACCCAAAAGACTTACAATACATACAACAGACATTTTTACATGGTAGAATGCCATCACACCATGAAATGAAAATGCTTGGTGGTAAGATGGGTATTAAATTTTACTTTGATAACACCCACGGTAAATGGGTAATAGAAAAACAATAATATGCGTTGCCCTCCCGTAGATACAGGTCCAAATTGCTTTCCAGGTATTGTAGATACTGATGGTTCATGTTTTAGGTACGTTGATAAAGACACTACTGGTAATGAACAATACTTGTTTAGTAATTATTATAGAGAACAAATTGCACAATATGGAACCACTATAACGTATTATGTAAATGCATACAACACATTAAGTGCTGATAACTTTTATGGTGAAGACCCTACACAATCGTTCATGCCTGGAGTTGTTGTCAATGCAATTGTAGAGTTAGCTGAAAATGCCAATGTGTTAAGTAAGTTCGGTTTTCAAGCAGACGATACAATTACAATTCGTATGCATATTTCAGCTTTCCAAGACGCTTTTTACGATCTTGGTGTTGATTATGTTGCACCAAACCAACAATTACCGGACAGTATACCGGGTCAAGGTGATAATATTGACACTGAAAATTGTATTGATATTAGAACAGAGGCTGCTGATGTATGGGAAACTCAGTATCAACAAACACAACCAAAATCTGGAGATGTATTTGCTTTAACTGAATATGGTAAAGGTAGAGTAACTCCAAGAGGTGCTAAATGGTTTGAAGTTACAGAAATTTTAGACGAAGATATATCCTACGCTAATCAATTAGGTGGTCACTACACTTGGATTATAAAAGGTAAGAGATATGAATACAGCTTTGAACCTGGGTTATCTGCAGAACAAGGCGATGCTCAAGTTTACGACAACGCTTTCAACGGTATATTATCAGGTGGTTCACAACCTCCATCTGCTCCGAAAATATATGATGAGCAAAATAAGGAACCTGGTGTTGTACCTGCACAGCTTTCAATAAATGATGTGAGTGCTACCCAGGTGTTTAATATGCCTGCAAATGATAATACAAGTGTTTACGGTCAGTATTAATCTCCAAAAAATACTGACTTAGCGTGTACATCATCTTTACCTAGTCTGTGCCAAGACTTAACCTGGTAACGCATGTCATCTTCTCTTTCTTTTATATATTTTTGAAAAGCAAGAGGTTTGATCCATGACTGACTCTTTTCAGGTTTTATACCTAATTGTTCTGCTTTGTCACAGGCAATATTGACACCTTCATATAAGCAAGCAAATCTTGCTAAAAAATCTATACTGTTGTAATTGATTTGTTCACTGTCTCCAAATTCTTCTATATTATCTTCCATGTAATGATTGTAAAATTTTTCCTATTAAAATAATTTTAACTTCCCTGTCATTATATTCAAAGTTACTTAAAATATCAAATAAATTAAATGTTAAATCTTTAACTATTTTTTTATTTTTTAAGTAAAGCATTTCGTCGTTTTTATTTCCCGTCTCTGGTTTTTTACTGTTTTCAATAATATTAATAATTAACTCTAAAAACATTTTAGTAATTTGCTTATTATTGAATTTTTCTGTAGAAACACCTTCTTTAAATTTGTTGTACTGCTCAACATCAAACTCATAATACTCTGCAACATCTTTAAATAGTTTTTCTATATCTTTAACTTTAGGGTCAAAGATATGCTCAAAAGAAGTAGCAGGAACTATTTTAGTTCTTTTTTCAAGTTCTGTCATTTGTGTAAATTGGTTCAGTTATTAGTACTGTTTTAACATCTACATCTGCTCGTACACTTTTACCGCATTTGTTACAAGTGTATATAACATCTTGATCAAATCTCATTTCCGTCTGTTGCATATTTTTTTCTGTACATGGGCATTGTACTGTAGCAACTTGTTTACTTTGTGCTATATATTCTTGTAATTTTAAGTTTTGTGCTTTTTCAATTAACTTGTTTTCGTAAACAGTATTCAAACCAGCAAAAAATAGAATTTGCAAAATATAAGCTAATGCAAAAACGTACCAAAATTTGGATATAAAGATTAGTCCAAACAATACACTTACTAATGTTGTTATTCCAAAAGAGAATAATAATTTCTTTAACATTATTCGATTTTATCTAACTCTCTACTGATATCAACTATGGCCTTATCAACTATTTCAAGTCTTCTACTTGCATAAGCAATATTATGTAAAAATTGTTTACGTTTTTCTGGGTCTTCCACAATAGCTTGTATATTATTACCAGCATTAGCTAATATAGAACGTAAATTAGATGATGATAAAAACATATCTGATATAACTTCATCTACTTTATCTAATGGCTCAATCTTTTTTTTAGGAGCTTGAGAGTTATCTTTATTTTTGTTAGCATCTAAAAAGGCCTGTACTTTTAAAGCTTCTGGACCAATATCTCCTTTACTATTCTTTCTAGCAGTAACGCCAAACTGTTGTCTATTACTGTTAGGTATCATGCCATCTTCAGAAATCAGCTTTTTCATATTAAATATTTAAGGAGATTGTATAAATAATACATATATGAGTAATTACGTCAATAGATTTAAAAGGGTTCTTGTCGAAAAGGACGAAGAAATGACAGATCCAGAAGCAATGGCTTCTACATTAGATCAAGGTACAGCACCAACTGATTTTGACGTTCAAAATCCACCAGCTCCTGGTGCACAAGCTCAACCAACCATGAGCGCTGTTCAAAAACAAATGTATGATGAATTAAAAGGTTGGACAATTAAGATTGATGAGTTTATTCACTTTTTGAATGACCCTGGTTCTAATAGTGTTCAAACAATATTGAACAGAGCTGAATCAGACACTCTTTTTGATAAAATTAGCACTGCTGAAACGAAAAAAATTGCTAGAGTTGCAGCTGATATCTCTTCTTTTAATCAAGAATTAAAAGGATATCTTGCTTCAGCTAACGATCCAAAATATCGTTACGCTTAATTACGTTTATTTTTAATATTAGTTAATAATATTTTAGCTTTTAACCCTGAATAAGTATTTTGAAGTACGAATTCAGGGTTTATTTTGTTTACTTTATTATTAACACAATACTCATTTACGTCTTTACAGTTTTTAAGATCTTCAGGCCATATAAACACTAAATCACCTTTATCTGCTAATATGGTACTCTTTTTTAAAGATGCATTATCATTCCATTGGTTATCTAAACACCAAACTTTTTTGTAATACGACAGGTGATTAATTTGTTGCTGTTGTTGTTCAGTAAAAGTACGGGAACTATCTTCAGCAATACCACAAACAGCTAATCCATTTTTAATAAAATATGAATCTATTGGTCCTTCAAATATAAAAACATGCTCTAATTGAGGGTCAATATTATGAACACCGTATAAACTTCTTTCGCTTCCTACTTTACTAAGATATCTTGGTCTGATTTTATCGTCAGCTGGTAATAACGTCCTGGTTTGATAATAAATTATATCTCCATTAACGTCATAAAACGGTAATACTAATCTATTTTTATGTACCTTGTCTGTTAATGACAAATAAAACGTTCTTGGTCTGTTTATTGCAGTGTCTAATCGTCTTTTCTTTATAGTATCAAGACATATACTAACTATTGCGTTACTTTTATGAAACTTAAGCTGATTTTCGTCAAATAAATTGATACAATCATCTGGTAATGATGGAGTGTGTACCTTTTCAACGGTTTCTTCTTTAATAACAGGAACTACAGTGTTATCTAGCTTTTTTATGTCATTTATTATCTCATTAAAAGGTTTACCCGTTACATCTAACAAAAAACTAAACACCTTTTTACTATAACCGCAGTTATGACAGTAACAAAGCTCTTTTTTAGGTATATAAAAAAATCTAGTTTTAGTTCCAAAGCTTTTACCTTCTTTACAAAACGGGCAACTACCATTATACGTATCTGAATACTTGTTATATGATGGTTGACTTACACACCTATAAAAAGTTTCTATTACATACTGTTGTGGTACTGGAATCACACGTTATTATGTGATATTTCCCATTAAAATCAAGTACGGTAACTTACACTACGAATAGAATTTGTGGTAGTTGACTTATAATCCTGTATAACTTCACCAGTCTTAGCATCTTTAATACTAACCATACCTTTTTTAATAAGACTTCCTGTAACTGGATCGTTATAACTAACCTGTTCATACGTTTTACCATCGGTTGTATGTGAAGTAATCTTTGGCATTACTGTTTCTCCAGTATAGGGAGATCTAATTTTTGTAGGTTCTAAGAACATAATCTATTATTTAGTCAGTCTTTTTTAAGGTTCTTTACCTTCTCATTATAAAAGAACTGTTTACTACACATTTGATATACGTTTTTAGGTAAATCTGCAGCAAATTCAAGGATTTTATTTTCTAAAGCAAAATTAAACTTATCTATTGGTACTATTCTGTTAATATTTTTAGGGATTGATAGGAAATAATGATTATCTGTATCAGTTTTAACATATACTAACATCTCCCCCACATAAGTACCCGTTCCAACAGCAAATACTTGACGTTTCTTAGGTAATACCTTGTCTTTTCTTTTAAAGAGTTTGTTTATTTGTTCAAAGTTTACCATTGTTTACTTACAGAACTTTAGGTATATTAACTATTCTAGTGGTGGTTCTACTTCTTTAATTGTAGATTGTATAAATTTACTCATATAAGAGCCTAAAGCATCTGCTTCCTGTTGATTATGTGCAAAAACTATTGGTGGTACAGGTTGTCCATTCATATTATAACCAATAATTACAAAACTTTGCATGAATTCTTGACAAGTTGCAACCATTGCATCTAATTCATTAGAGGTTTTACGTTTTACCAGGTTTTCAGGGCTGTTTAAGTGAATGAATAAAGCATCTCTTATAACTTTAACTATAGCAGGATCAAAATCCTGGTTAGGTGGTACTTGTTTATTAGAATTTTTTTTATTCTTAGGCGGTGTATTGTCTTTGTTTTTTTCTTCTGCCATGTACTTATTTAAGTCGACTGAAGGGGTTTTTTTTGGCATCATTGTTAACTCCTTTTTGAATTAGTGTACTAATGATAGTTTCAATACTATCCGTTTTATAATATGTGCCTTTACTGAATAAATGCCCACCATCGTCTATTTCAAATAAAGTTTCATTTATTTCGGTTTTATTACTAAAACATGTAATGTAAACAGATGTAATACCTGGGTCAACTAAAACTGTCCACCGTCTTGGGTCTGTATCACTGTAAGCATTAAACATTTTAAATACTACAAAGCCACTATCTTTAAGTCTTTTAATAAAATAACCAGCAGTTTTTATTTTATTTGAAACTTTCTTTTCTTTTGCATGTGATACAAAGTCTGTTTGCATATATCTAATAATTAAATCAATGAGTTACAAAATCAATCAATTAACTAAAGCAGAAACTATATAAGTTAGCTTAGTATTATCCCTACTTAATGTAACTTTAACTACTCCAAACGTTGCATTAATAGAAAACTCAATATCCTGACATTTATTAAAATTTATTAACCTAAAAGTGTCAAAATTAACAGGTATAGTTTTAGCTAATGGTGATCCTTCAAATTTCTCAGCTAAAACACACTGAAAATTATCCGTAAGTTGTTTACTCTTGTCTCCTAATTCTCCATATATCTTATTATTTTCAAAATATATGTATAATTTGTTTGTTTCTGTAGTAAATGATGAACCTTTAAACAAACTATTAAGTTTTATATCAGTTACTTTAAAAGAAACGTCAAATTTTAACTCATTTATCTTTTTTACATTAATGGCGGGTAATTTTATTATACCGTCTTCCAGTAAATGATATGTAAACTTAAAATTATCACCTGTATACTTTATACTATTGTTAGTAATATCTAAATTTAACTCATCTACATCAACGCATTCTAAAACTCTTGTTAATTTTTTTATGTCTGGTATATTAACACTACGTTCAGAGTCGGAAACCGTTGTTGTTTCTGAGTAAAGCACTAAAGTTGAGTCTGGAGCAGCTGTTAAACTTGTAATTTTATCTTTTTCTATCTTAATAATTGTTTTATCATTAAGATTTGATATTGGTCCAAGGACATTACTAACAAAATCCTTTTTACTCTTTATTTGTAACTTCATTCCCTATTATAACTTCAAGATTGAACTAAACCACTGTCTGACTGTTGTGGTTGGTTCACTTTTTTTTTGGGTAAACTGTCGGGTTTAATTAGTTTGTCAATTTTTTCTTCTATTTTAATTAACCTATCAGTTATAGTATACAGATAACTCATAATTTCATCATAGTTTGCGTGTTTATTTAAATCAAACTCTAATTGATTAGGATCTACGTAAGGTGTTTCTACAATCACTTGCGGTTCAACTTGTGGAGCAGGTATGTAAACTGGTTGAGGTTGTGATTGCGGCATATAAACCTGTTGCGTTTGTGGAGTATTTTGATAGGTAATTTGATTAATTACCGGGTTAATTTGCTGTAAAGCAGGTACATCGGGTGGTGGGACAACATTCTTTATAATGTTTGTTATCTCTTGTTTTACTTGTTGGCTTCTTTTATTGAGAGTACTGGACGACCCCACAATGGAATCGTCCAGTTTTTTCATCTCCCCATAGGTAGACCCCAATAAACCGATTAATAGTTCTTTATGATCAGGTTCCATTACGAGTTAACTTCCAAACTATCTAACAAACTCTTCATATCATCATCACTAGATGTAGTAGCTTTTGGTTTTGTATTAGCTACCGGTGTAGATTGAATTGGTTCATCATCTTCTACTAGTACTGGATCATCTTTTACACTATTGCAATAATAATGTTCATCAAGCATCGTCTTAAGTTCATCATTACTCTTAGCAGTAAAGATCTTATCCAGTTCAAATACACTATCATATACTTTAGCAATCTTAGTATCATCTAATTCAGGTAAAGCTGATGGCATACTAAACTTAGATGATACGTAACTTGGAAAGTCACCTTGCTTTTCAACCTTAATTTTAAGATTTACCCCGTTTGGACTAAGATCAAAAATACGTGCACCTAAACCATCTGCATCTTCACCTTCAATAGCATCAGTAATAATCTTTTGTAATTGCTTACCGTAACGTAAGATCTTTACTTTACCGTTATTTTCTGGAGTCTTAGGATCATTAACCACATAAACATTAACCAACCATTTTTCACTACGACCAATTGCCTTTGCCTTTGCTTTTTCTGCTTCCGTTCCAGTGCGTAAGATACGGTAACGTTCTTCTGCAATAGGATCACGTTCACCAAATGTTTGTAGACTTAAAGCTGCAACATATTGTCCAGTAGAAAAACTTGTCCAACCATGTGTAAAGAAGTGGAAAAAAGTCTTTTTAGCATCTTTAGCTGGTAAAAGTCTTACTGTATATGTATTACCAATTTCTGTCTTAAGGATCTCTGAAAGACCCGTGTTTGTATTTTCTTGTGCTAATGCACCTTTAATACTTTTGAACTTATCTAATATTGAACTATTAATCGTGTTTGTCATAAAATAAATTATTGTCTATTATACTACCTATACTAAAGAATTCAACTTGTCATATATTGCAATACAAAGTTTTTTAGCTTTATTACTACTGTAATATTTTGTTCTGTAAAAATTTA